GGATGATTGATTTGAAGTTAGATGAGCAAGTTAATAAAACTAATTAATATGAATATGAAAGAAATAACAAGCGTTATCGGATTGGGAATAGTAGTAATACCACTTTTACTGGGTTCATTTTTTGGAGTTGGATATTTGTATAAAAACTATAATGTGTGGTCACAAGAGATGACAGGAAAAGCAAACCTAGCAGAGGCTGAGTGGTCAAAAAGAATAGCAGTCGAAGAAGCTAAAGCTAGAGAAGAATCTGCTGTATTAGATGCACGAGCAGAGGTCGCTCGGGCTAAAGGAGTGAGAGAATCTAACGAAATTATTGCAGAGGGATTAGGAGGACCAGAGGGCTACTTACGATACTTGTATATCAATACTTTAAATGATCTTGATACGCAACTTATCTACGTACCGACAGAGGCAGGATTACCTATTTTAGAAGCCGGTAAGCGATAAAACTAATTAATATGGCTACTAAAAGAATAAACAATATTAAAATTATAAAGGATGCTATCAATCCGGAGACTCCGGAGGTATTAGCAGCTTCATTAATCTCGATTGATAACTGCCTTAAGGAAATGAGAGCGACTGGATTGACTGATGATGGTGTCGCTGTTCTAATAGCTGGGATGAAAAGGAGTAATGTAACTAAGTCAGAGGTGCTATTAGTGCTGGAGGGTATCACACGATTAAAAAGTTACTATGTTAAATCGAAATAGACTTTAGATATTGCTATTCGGTATATTTATCAATGGACGTGGATTACTTATGTTTTTAAAACTTTTAATTGACAATGAAATACCTTAGTACATTTAGCGGCATCGGAGGGTTTGAATTAGGTATACAATTAGCTTATGACAACTTATTGTATAAAGGTAGGGGAGAACAATCCAGACAGAAACGGGAATATGCTAAGGGAAATGACATACACACTGAAAGCATCGGGGAGCCGATATGTATTGGTTACTCCGAAATCAACAAGTACGCCAGCCAAATCTATCAATCCCACTTTTCCTATGAACGATGCCAACTGGCGACAATTAAGAGAGGTAAGGAGCGAGGAGGGCAAACAAATACGCAAGGAAACGAAGATGAGGGACTTCTCACCGCGCCGGGGAAAAGTATTGGAATTGAGGCCGGACAACCTAGCGAACACAATAGGGACATCGCTCACCAAAGACAACTTAATTGCCAGTGTAAACATAAGCCATATGGAGACATCACCAGTATCGTTGCCGAAGATTTGCCCGACTTTGACTTACTTGTCGGAGGATTCCCTTGCCAGTCTTTTAGCATCGCTGGAAAGCGAGGAGGTTTTAACGACACCCGAGGGACAATGTTCTTTGAGCTTGCGAGAATATTGCGAGCAAAGCAACCTCGACTATTTGTCTTTGAAAATGTTAAAGGACTTCTCAGTCACGATGGCGGCAGAACTTTTGCAACCATCATCCAAACGCTTGAAGAACTGGGGTATGACCTCCAATGGCAAGTGCTTAACAGCAAAAATCACGGAGTCCCCCAGAACAGGGAGCGAGTGTTCATTATCGGACATCTTAGAGGAACATGTCGACCTAAAGTATTTCCTTTCACCGGAGCAACAAAGTCTACTACTGGGAAAATTAAAGTAATCGGTAATTTAGACAGCCCTACCTGGCTTAAAAGAAATGAGTCTATTAGGAGAGTCCATGATATTACTGGTATATCACCGACCATCCCTACCGGGATGGGTGGAGGGGGGATGAATAAGGTGCTTGTCCCCGAAGCCACCAAGAAAGGATATGCAGTAGCTCACGAGGGCGACAGTATTAATCTATCTGTACCCAACAGCAAGACCAGGCGAGGTCGAGTCGGTCACGGCGTTGCTCAGACGCTTGATACTGGGATGCAGCAACACACGCTCCAGAACTCACAAATCCGCCGCTTAACTCCAACTGAGTGCGAGCGCCTCCAGGGGTTTCCTGACGACTACACAAAGTACGGAGGTTACAAAAAAGCTGCTGATATTATCTCTAAAAATCCTGAACACGGTGCAGCTTTTGATTATATCAGTGATACTCAGCGATATAAAACACTCGGTAACGCTGTCACTGTCAACGTGATTCGAGACATAATGATCAGGCTTTTAAAAACATAGGCCGGATTTAATGTAGAATATAACGAGACTCTTAATTAAGAGCTCGGAAATAAGTACTGGAGATATCACTGAGGCGAACTAATTTAGGTAGTTAAATACTTGGATTAAGTCGGCAGTATGCGTCTGATCAAAAGATAGGCGGTGTGTCATCATAAATGACTAAAGGAGTAGCTCTCCTTAGGTCTCAGTCCAGTACTTTTCTCTGAGCTCTTTGCTGAATGTGATAATATGATTGTATGGGTAATAAAAAAGGATACAGCGGTCGTAAGGCCGAAATAACAAACGGCGAGGCTATCATTCCATATAAGAAACGGCGTCACGGTAGTAACCGACTCGCTCCAGGGAATATGCTAATGCACGGTCGGCCAGCTTATTACGCGTACCAGATTGAGGATCCTCGTCTCCCGGAGCCTGTCCCTATTTTAAATACTACGGCTTGGTGGGGTAATAAGAATAAAGTCGAAAAACTAATTGATGCCTTTAGGATTGACTGTACTAAAAAAGAAGCTTGCTACTACGCTGGTATTAGTATTGCTCAGCTGCAAAATTTTCTCGATAAGCATCCTCATTTTCTAGCGGTAATCGATCACTGTAAAGAGGAGCTGGGCTTTCATGCTCGTCAAAACGTGGCCTTTTCTATTAAAGTCCGGCGCTCAGTGCAGTCCTCTAAAGAGTACCTCGATAAAAAAGAGCATAAACAAACTCCGGCCGGCAAGCTCGGACTCGGAGGCATTGTCGAGAATAACAACGGGATTATCTTTATGGACTTTAGCGATCCAGATAAACAAAAAGAGCCGGTCTTAATTGATTCGACTAAGGTACACGTCATTGATGCTGAGGAGGTAACTAATCCCGACGATGCAAAAAGTTAATTACCATTATAAAGATTTATTTATCCGGCCGGATGGTGTACGGTATTTTGTTTTATTCGGAGCCCGGTCAGCCGGACGATCAACCGCTGGATCTCAGTTGATTAAGACGTGTCTATTTGATACGACTAAGTATTTCCGATGCGCGATGATGCGGTTTGTTTATGGGGATATCAAAAACTCTATCTTTCAGGATACTCTCGACCGTATCGAGGAGGATGCATCCGATGAGCTTGAGGGATACGCTCAACACGGATCTCCTTTAGGTTTTAGCTATAAGAAAAATAAAGTTACTGCCATCGGTTTCCGTAAATCATCCAGCGATCAAAAGAGTAAACTCAAGTCGTTATCTAATTACAATGTCGTAGTGATCGAGGAGGCTGACGAAGTCTCTGAGGATGACTTTATGCAACTCGATGACTCCTTACGTACCATGAAATCGGATATCATTGTCGTGCTCATGCTTAATCCTCCAGAAAAGGATCACTGGATTGTCAGACGGTTTTTTAATCTCGTTGATGTCCCGGACTTACCTGGATTTTATAAAGCTATCAAAAAGCCGGAGCTCACTGACACAGTCGTCATCTCGACAACTTATAAAGAGAATATCGTCAACGTAAATCCCTCATCGATTGCAAACTTTGAGCGATACAGAGATACTCGTCCGGACTATTACTGGAATGTGATTAGGGGTTATGTATCTGAGGGAGCTATCGGTCGTATCTTTAAAAATTGGAGTAAGATATCGGATGCTGAGTTTGACGCGCTCCCGTACCCGGTAACGTATGGTCTTGACTTTGGATTTAGTAACGATCCTGCGGCTCTCTTGGCGTGTAAGACTCATAATAATAAGGTCTGGTTTAAAGAGTTACTGTATGAGGTGGGACTAACTAACGTCGGTAATCACTCGCTGAGCAAGCGATTCGAGGACCTGGGACTGACTGGTCAAGATCTTATTTACGCCGATAGTGCTGAAATGAAATCTATTGAGGAGCTCTGTCAGGATGGATGGTGGGTAGAGCCGGCGGTTAAAGGTCCTGGATCTGTTAATGCTGGTATCGACTTGCTCCAAGGACTCGAGGTCTTTTACACTGAGTCGAGTACTAATATCGATACTGAGCGACAAAATTACAAATGGAGACTCGATCGTAATAAGCTCCCGACTGGTAATCCCGAGGATAAATTTAATCACTTGATGGATTGTAGCCGCTATGTAGTCATATCAGGACGCTCTCAATCGTTTGTCGGTTTTGCTGGATAACAACACAATGGATATGATACAATAAGGTATGTCAAAAAAACCAGAGCAATACTTTAAAGGAAAAAGATATCTTTTACATAATGGAGAAAAGTACTTTAGTCGAGGTACTAAGAGAATGCATCGTGATGTGTATGAATATTATAATGGTTTACCTCCTAAAGGTATGCACGTTCACCATATTGACGGTGATAGATTAAATAATGATATAAAAAATCTGGAATTAAAAAGTCCAGCGGATCATCTTAAGGCTCATATGACTCAGGAAAGACGAAACCGAGCACGGCTACATATGCTTAATATCAGTCCACTAGCTAAGGCATGGCATAAATCTAAAGAGGGTAAAGAATGGCATAAAGAACATGGCATAAAGTGTTGGGAAAATAGAGAAAAGAAAAATAAAAAGTGTGCTCATTGTAAAAAAATATATCAAACAACCTGTTATCATCCCATGGCTCGATTTTGTCATTCAAATTGTAAAATGAAAGCTAGGAGAAGACGACTGAAAGGTCTGGCAGAAGATTATATCTTTTAAGAATGTGCTATTATTTTAGGTATGAGTATTTTTAAAGATATCGCCGGAGTTTTTACTAAAAAAAGTTATTTAGGATTGATATCCGGTAACTTGCCGGC